TCAATCTAGTTATGAAAGCTAACCCGATAATGCTATTGGTGATGGCTATCGCTGCGGTTGTGGCTGGGTTAGTTTATTTCTTTACTCAAACTGAAGTGGGGAAGAGTATTTTACAAGGTTTCTTTAGCTTTATGGGTGAAGTCTTTAATAATATTGGCACTTGGATTGGTGGAATTGTTACGAATGTTAGTGGTTTCTTCGTTGGATTATGGAATGGAATTATTGGTATCTTTAACGGAATTGTGAGCTTTATACAACAATGGGGCTTAACCATTCTTGCGATTATCTTTTGGCCTTTTTCTCTATTAATTGGTTTATTCTTTACCTTTAAAGACCAAATTATCGGATTTTTACAAGGTATTTGGAATGGAATAGTTGCGGTATTTACGCCAGTTGTACAATTCTTTAGTGCAATATTTCAAGCCGCATGGATTGGTATTACGGTTATTTGGAATGTTGTAGTTGCGTATTATTCAGCAGTCTGGAATGGAATTGTTACGATATTTAGCGCAGTTGCCGGATTCTTTATCGGTGTATTTTCAACCGCATGGAATGGAATTAGGAATGTGTTTGGTGGTATTATTGGCTTTTTCGCTGGAATTTGGAACGGAATTGTTGGAATCTTTAACTCTATTGGTGGTGCTATTGGTGGTGCGATCGGTGGGGCGGTTCGTGGAGCAGTAAATAGTGTGTTGAGTTTTGCAGTTAATGCGATTAACGGCTTTATAAATATGATTAATATCGCTATTGGCGTATTAAATGCTATTCCTGGTGTGCATATCGATAAATTAAATCATCTTAACGTTCCACGATTCGCTACTGGTGGTATTGTTGGACCACAGGGCGGTGGCAGCTTGATTTGGGCTGGTGATGGCGGCGAGAATGAGTGGATTGTACCTGAAAGCAAGATGGCTAGCCTAGTTGATAAAATCAACGCTCAAACTAACGGAACGAGTGGCGGAAATAACTACACTATTAACGTGAGCGGAACTTTTGCAACAAGCCCTGCTGAACAGCGAAAGGTGGCTGAATTGATTCGTGAGCAATTAGAGCTAAACGATAAGAGGAGATTTGCGTAATGAAGATAATATTGAGCGATTCTACTAAGACTGCTGAATGGTCAATCGTTGAAGTGCCACTACCAGAGACTACAATAGATAATGTTAAAAAAGTTAAAACACTTGATAACTCGCTAACTACTTATGTTGTTGGTGCGAGAAAGCGGACTTGGGAGCATACTTGGAGTTACCCGACCAAGGAAGAATTTAACGAAATTAAAGGTTTTTATGACCGGCAAATTCAAAACCAAGAGCCAGTTAAATTGACTATTGAAGGTATGGAAAATGCGGTAGAAGTGCCAGTTTATATGGAGATTGGCAAGCGAGAAGTGGTAAGTTTTGATGGAATGGTAAAACAAGCAGAAGTAAGCTTTACGGAGATTTAAATGCAGATTGTTAGTGAAAGGTTTAATAAGGCGTTTGCAGGCAGTATTGTGGCTTTGGATTGGCGAGCAAAGATGAGTTTTACTCGCAAAAAGAATGAATCAACTAATTGGTTCATTCTTGGTCAATCTAAACTAAATGAAACTGATGTGTTAGCCACGCCGGAAGGAAACCCGGCGCAAGTTTGGGATGCTTTTCAATATGATGATATTTCTGATCGCTTATTAGAAATGAGCGTGGAGCGTTCGGTTAAATTTCCGTACAATGTGCAGTCTGGGATAGCGGACATAAAGCTAAATAATTATGATGATTATTTCTCATTTTTCGAAACAACAAAAAAGAGCCCGATTGCTGAATATATTCTACCAAAACGACCTTTGAGGCTTTATTTGGGCGCAAAAAATGTAGGAACGGTGCCAGTTTTCGTTGGGAATACTGAAAAAATACCGACTTACAACAGTGATAAAACGATTACTTGGAGTGCGCTAGATTTTTTGAGTGATATTGCTGAAACAAAAATCAATCGAACTGTTATGTTGAGAGATGTTTCAACTGATTCACTATTAAAAGAGATTTTTAAACAGTATGGAATGGATGAAAACCAGTACCGTATAGGTAGGGGACAAAATATAATTCCATTTGTTTATTTTAAAAATGATGATAATGTTAGCACGATATTAAAGAATCTGGTTCAGGCCGAGAATGGTTTATTGTGGCTTGATGAGCAAGGGGTAATTCGTTTTGAAAATCGCAGCGGAAGTTTGGATAAAACACCAGTAATGTCATTTAACGCAAGTAATATTATTGATATTGAGACAGAAAAAGCTAATGATGTGGTTAATTATGTCAGCATTAAAAGTGATGTGCGAGAAGTCCAACCACTGCAGCCAATTTTTAGTGCGGAAGGTAAAAATGAGTGGGTTATTCAACCTAGAGCCAGCTTGTCTATATGGCTGACTCTTGATGACCCTGCATGGAGTGTTCGCCCTATCTCGGTTGGCCAAAAAACTGGTGAAAGTTGGATTGAGTTTAAAAAAAGTGAGAAAATTGACAATTCAGGCGTTCAATTGAAAGGTGAGCTTTTTGCTGATGCCTATAAATTGACAGTTAATAACCAAGGAGCAAGCCCTTCGAAAATATCAAAAATTGAACTATGGGGCGAAAGTGCAAAAGTGGTGGATACTATTAAATATGAGGCTTTTGATCGCGAAAGTATGGAACGCTACGGCAAAAAAGCACTTGAGATTACCGATAATCCATATTTTGGCAATTATCGAAATTGTGATTTGTTCGCGACGGATATTTTAAAGAAATATGCTAGTTTTTCGCCAACAATTTCAATGAAAGTTAAAGGTAATCCGGCTTTACAATTGGGAGATGTTATTAGTGTGAATTATAAAAATAAAGGCGACTATTTAGTAACGGGTATTAAGATGCAACTAAGTGATAGTGGTTATGAAACAACTATAACTGGAAAGCCGCATATCGTTTCGAAATCGTTTATTTTGGATAAGTCTATTTTGGATGGAAAGGATCTATTGGCATAATGGCGATTGAAAAAAATATTGAGTTTCAGGGCGACAGAGTAGTGAATTCGTTGGGTGGAAATATAAAATTAAACCAGACTACGGGTGAACTGATCGTGTCGAAAAATGGGGTGATTTTGACTAAAATTAATAAGGACGGCTTTGTTTATTCGGAGGAAAATGGTACTCGACGAATTTTAATTGGAAGGCATCCTAAAACTGGTGCCGTGGGGGAATGGGTTAGTGTTGTTGGTGAAGATGTAATTGAGGTTCTACAGAATGAAACCTAATAAATTTATTGATCGAAGTGAATTTATTAAGCCTGTTGTAGTTTTTGAATATAACGGTAGCTTTATGAGTAATATTAAAACTTTTGATATTGCCCATAATCTGCCGTTTGTGCCATTGATTATAGGTGAGTATAGCTTTAATAGTGATTTTTCTAATGCTCGAGATTTTCGTTTTTGGACAAGTGGAGATGAAAACTTTCTTGTGGGTGCATTAGAAAGAACTATTCGATTTGCTATTCGAGGGGTGAATCCACCGCGAAGAGTTTATGTGCGCTTAATTGGTATTGCTCCGCCTGATTATGCAGGAGAATTAATACCATTAAAGCGAAGAATATTAAATGATTCAAGAAATAGAAGCTTGAAGATTTTAAACTTTGGTGCATTTAGGAATGATAGCATTGTTGAGCATAATTTGGGCTATTTGCCGATGGTTTATTTTTGGGAAGAAACAGTTATATTTAGGGAAAATAGTTCATCTGTTCGTGACTTAGAGAAATGCTTGAGACCAAGTAGCCCTGTTAATAGTATTAATAACAACGAAGTTCATATATCTGGAAGAGGTGACGGAAAAGGATATTATGCTATTTTTGGAGATGCAATAGATGAAAATTAATAGTTTTGTTAAAAATTCTGATTTTTGGCAGATGTCACTTGATGGTGAAAGTGTTGTTTTGGATTTTAGTTTACCGGCTGGAGATTTTGATAACGGATATAAGACTAAAAGGGTTTTTCCTTGTAGGAATCGTAAAGGTTTAATTATTGATCACTACTGTTTTAATGGGCAATGGGGATCGAGAAACGAGTATAAAATTAGCTCTAATGGCTCAACGGATAATGTGATATATTTTGAGATAATTAGACATGATGATGAGATTATTGTTACGGCTGAGTATACAGAATTCACAAACGGAGAGGGAAGTCAATATAATCAAAAGATCTCCGCGCAGAAGGTGGATGTGAAAATCAGACTAAACTTTATTAAGAATGATTGGTGATGTAGTTTTATCACTCGACTATTTATTTTTAAAATATGGGTAGATAGAAAAATACAATTTAGAGGAGAAGCTAAAACTAAGATGCAAATAACAGTTGGTGAAATAGGAACTTTTGTTGCTTTTCTTGTGGGGTTAATTGGCGGAGTTTTGACACTCTTTCGACACGCTAAAAATGGACTAAAAGAAATGCTCAAAGGAGAGTTCGAAGGAGTAAATAACCAGATAGCGGAAGTCAAAGAAGATGTAAAAGAAGTTCGTGAAATTGGCAGGAATAATGCTAAAAATGGCAAGCGAAATGAGATTTTACTGATGATAAATACTCAACCTGAAAAAGTTGACGAAATCGAGCGGTCGTTTGAAGAATACAAAGCATTAGGAGGTAATGGTTATATAGATAGTTTGGTTCAAACTTGGCGAGAAGAGTATGAAAAAGATTTAATTAAAGCGAGAATTAAAAGAAAGGATAAGAAATAATGGACAAAGTAATTGAATGGTTTCAACAACGACAAGGTCGAGTTAGTTACTCGATGGACTATAGAAATGGCCCGAATTCTTACGACTGTTCGAGCGCCATTTACCACGCATTGATTTACGCTGGAATTTTACCAGCTGGTTTCCGAATCGGCAATACTGAAACAGAGTTCATGGACTTGCCAAAATTTGGCTTTCAACGGATTGAGGCAGATGTAAACGGCTATATCGCAACCCAACGAGGTGATATCTTCATTTGGGGTAAACAAGGATATACATTAGGTGCGAATGGACACACTGGAATTTATCTTGATAGCGATAATATTATTCACTGTGCTTATGCATATAGAGGTATTCACACAGATAATCACGATGACCTTGCACGATTGAATAATACTCAATATCTAACAATTTTTAGGTATACTGGAAAGCCACAGAACGCACCAACACCAGCTCCGCAACCCGAAGCGATTGATGATGTGATTAATATTGGCTCACACTTTAAAATCAATTCGGCACTCCAAGTTGCGGAAGTGAATATTAATGATGGTAGCAGGAAGCTAAAAATCGACGCTTTATGTCCTCGTGGATTTACTTGGGCGGAAAACGGTATTCCAGCGAACTGGGTTGTTAAGGTAGATAGCGACGGTTATAAAGTTGATGGTGAAATTAACGCAGGTGATTGGGTTAAAATTCAAGGTGCTTTCGTGGCGCAAGAAGTTGTCCAAAACGACGGAATGTGGTTTGCGAAAGTTGAACGAAATGGCGTATCAATTTGGATGGAACTAACCCCGGTATCTGAAATTCAAGCAGGAGATCCAGGAACTATTACTGATTATCGACCACAACCAGCACCAGTTGAAGAACCAAAACCAACTGAGCCAGTTGTGGAAAACCCTGTGGAAAACCATATTGCTGATGTCAGCAAAATGGTCGAAGATGAACCTAAACCGGAAGAAAAATCAACTGACAACCAAGGGTTGACAGTTCAAGAAGAGGAGAAAAAAGATATGTCGCACAATTTAGAAAATAGCGGAAATGCTGAAAATTCTAAAAAAGTAGAGAAAAAACAGTTAATTCAAATTAACGCAAGACCATTAACAAAAGAGGAGTTGAAAATGTTGGAAGATCTACAAAAAAATACAGTTGAGAACATCGCAAACACGGAATATGAGCCAAGGATTAGCGAAAAAGCTAAAACTACAGTATATTTTATTGCTGACTTAGGAATCTTAACGAATATGCTAATTGCAACGATTTGTGTAATTTTAATTCCAAACGCAACAAAAGAAATTTTGGCAATTAGTGGCGCAGTGGCTACGGCATTTGCCGGATTGAAACCGATTTTTAAGTTAGGAGCTAAAAAATAATGGCTAGATTAACTTTACCACATCCAAATAAAGACTTCGTGCCATTATCTCCGCTAACAGCACAAGATCTTGATGAAATGGTTGCCAACACAAAAGCGGTAGCTGATTTTACTAATGGCTTGGCGAGTGGAAAAAATATTGACGACGGTTCGATTGAACCGTCGAAATTGAAAGGTATTCCTATGAAAATCGTCAAAATTCCGACTCAACTCAAACCATTTTCAGAAGAATCATTTTCTTCGTTCAACGGTATAGCAAAAGACCAATATGTATCGGTTGTGAAAACTGGCGACTATGTTCCAGACGCGCGTAAATATATGTGGTTTGTTGCCTCGGATAGTAATTGGCAAGTAATGCATAAGATCGTCAGCACCCATGCAGACGGCTTGGTTATTCGAACTTGGAGAATTGAGGGCTTAGGTAGTTCCGCTTCTCTTGGGCTTGGTAGTCATCGACCAAATATCCAGATTATTGGTATGAAAATTGAAGACTAATTTATTCGATTTGATAGAACAAGGTTGACTTTTTTAATAAAATGTAATAATATATAAATACCGAACAGGTATAATTAAAACGCCTCATTTCCAGAATTTCTGGAATTTTGGGGCGTTTTTACTTTTATACTTGAAGCGCATAAAAATAAAACCCCTCTAATAGATAGAGGAGAATAATAGATGAAAGAAATAACAATTATTCGTGATAATTCGCGAAATTCAAAAATGCGTGAAGCACTTGGTGATGCAGCTAAATTTATAGACGGCAATAATTTTTTGCCGATGTTTCGAAACCGCCAGAAGAATTTTAGTAAAGAGTTTGAAGCAAGCGTGAAAATGATGAAAAATGCGACTTTTGCGGGTAAAATTAAAAATAAAAAAGGTTATTTTGCGAAAATTTGGAGTAAGAAAAACCTTGAAAAAACTTTAAAAATAATGCGAGAATTTTTAAATAGACAAATTTCAAAATTAGCTGAAAAACTCGAGCGGAAGAAACAAAATGAACGTGATGAAATAATTTCGAAAAGCTTTAATAACTCTGGCTATTTAAAATTTAAGGCAATGAAACATAATTTTAATTTAAGTTAATTTATAACAATTTGACAAAACTATAAAAACAGTTTCTAAAACTGTTGTTTGTTGCGTTATAGCTGAATTATTATATAATATTATTCAATATTTGTAAAATATAGGAACATAAATGTGTAATATGTAAAATATTAGAATATTAAACGCAAGTTTTATCAATAGAAGATTAAAATGGAAGGACGATTTTTAGAAAAAAATAATGAAGTTTAGTTCTATATATAGAATCTGTTTAATTCTGTTTAATTTTTATATAGAGCGGAGTGAGGAGTATATGTTTTTAGAAATATTTGATAGTTTTTTATATGATGAAATAATTTCTATGGGGTATAGTAGAAAAACAGAAGAAAGATATATAGTTTTTTCGAGATTAATCACTAAATTTTTCGGCAATATAGAAATATCAAGGCTGGATGAGAAAAAAGTTAGGGAATGGAGAGAGTATCTTGCTAAATATCAATCGCCAGATACAGTTAGGGGATATGTGATTTGTCTTAGGAAATTTATCAGATATTGTGAACGAAGATTTGATATGGAAATTTCCGCCGAAAATATAAAAGTTCCAAGGAGAGAAAAAAGAAAAATTGACATCTTAACGAATGAGGAAGTTGTCGAATTTATAAACGCTATTAGTAAAAAGAGGCGTGGGTATAGTGAAGTTAATCGTCTCAGGAATATCGCAATAGCTAAGCTAATTTATTGTTCTGGATTAAGAGTTGGGGAAGTTTGCAAATTGAATAAAAATTCTATCAAAAATAGACAAATGACGATTGTGGGTAAAAGTTTAGAGCCGAGACTGTGTTTTATTAATCGAGATACTGAACTTGCTATTCATGAGTATTTGAGCGCTCGAAATGATATTGAGCCTGCACTTTTTATCTCTAATCAAAACGGAAAGAGAATAACTGAGTCTAATATTCAAAGGATTTTTCAGAGAGTTTGCGAAAATTCGAACGGTAAATTTGAAAAGGTTCATCCACACACTTTACGACACTGTTTTGCAACCAGTATGCTTGATCGAGGAGTAGATATTGTTTATATACAGGATTTTATGGGTCATCAAAGTTTGGATACTACAAAAATCTACACTCACTATTCTAATAATAAACTCAGAGAGGTTTATGAGAAAGCAAATATTTAAAACTTATGTTTAGATATTGACTTTTTAAAAAATGTGTGATATAATTTAAATATAATTGAATAGTACATAAAAAATCATAAACCAAGTACGAACTTTAGTTCGTTAATAATATTGCAGGTTAGAGCGCTTCCTTGCCATGGAAGAGGCCAGGAGTTAGAGTCTCCTAACCCGCACCAGAAATTATTAATTATACTACTGTAAGTACTACCTTGCAGTAGTTTTTTTCTTTTGTTTTAAGGGGCACCTACTGCAAGGGGTGCTCCTTTTGTTGTTTCAATTGAGGCGTATCTGTTCGGTAGGCTTCATAGAGACAAGAAAAACTCTATTATCAAATTAACACCTTAAAAATTTGGCAATTATATCAAATCAATCTAAGATTTCGAAAGTGGTTTAAATAGTAAAGAATTAAGAAAAACCAACGAATAGATTTCGAAGATTTAATAATTTCTCAGGCTATTTGAGCTGATAGCGATGTCCACCCGAGCGGTTGTGGGATGACGAATCCGCAACTGCCGTTATCAGCTTGAACAGCCTGAGAAAGGGAATTATGAATAAAATTAATGAAACCGAGTTCGAAAAAGAGTTCGAAAAAATCAAGAACTCGAAAATTGAACTCAAACCAAAAAACAAAAAGGAGAAAATAAAATGAAAAATATTAAGAAATTTAACTGGAAAAAATTAATCGAAACTATCAAAACAATGGTAATT